CCATTAACTGTTAAATCTGCCATTATTCTGCTATGCATATTTTCTACTACAGCATCAGCAGTTGTAACAGGTGTAGAAGATCTAACAATAACTGCACATCTTACAGTAAGTGACCAATCTAATGTAGGTAAACTTGTATTTTGTTCTGGAGTATCGTCTACAGCTTCTATTAAAATACTTGGTGTTTGAGTTCTTGTTAATGCAACTACTCTATCTCTATATGCTCTATTAGAAATACCTGTAGTAGGAGTAATAACAGTTAATAAGCGGGCTAATATATTTTCACGTTTAGTTGT